GGATCAGAGAGCAAGGGCTGGAGGGTTGCCCGATTGCAGGACCGCTAGACATGGACATTGTGTTCTATGCTAAACGCCCGAAAACGACAATCCTCCAGTACCCCAAGCCTGACATCGACAACTACAGCAAGGCCATTTTGGACAGCCTAAACGGCAAGCTATTCGTCGATGACTACCAAGTGGTACTACTCACAGCTACCAAACTTTGGGCTCTGCCTGAAGAAGACGGACGGATCGAAATCAACATGGAGAAACGCAATGAATCAGAGTGACACAATCTTGAACTACCTAGAAAAGAACGAATCCATCTCACCCGTGGAGGCACTAACTGTGGTGGGCTGCTTCAGGCTAGCTGCGAGGATCAACGACTTGCGGAAACAGGGACACAACATTGAAACAAAACTAAAAAAGGACATGAACGGAAGGCGCTATGCACGATACGAACTCGTTTCTAAGGCATGAGGAGTGTTCTTGCGGTAGCTCCGATGGACGAGCCGTCTACGGGGATGCTGACACGCAGGACGAACACCATAAGTTTTGCTTCGTGTGCGGTTCGACCTTCTGGCCCGACGAGCGCGTCGATACACAGCCCGAGGAGGTAGGCAGTATGGCTGGTGGATTCATCAAGCACTCTCCTATGGACCTAGGTGTCCGCAGGATTAGTAAGGCTGTCTGCACCCGTGCAGGATACGGAGTTGGGGAGAGTAACGGTAAGCCTGTTCAAGTCGCTGACTACTGCGATGACACGGGGTTACTCGTTGCTCAGAAGGTACGCTACCCCGACAAGAAGTTCGAGATCAGAGGGGACGCACAAGCTATGGGGCTCTGGCAAGCTCACCGTTTTCGTAACGACAGAGGGCGAGTGCTGACTGTCTGCGAAGGCGAGATCGACACGCTGGCTCTCGACCAGACGCTCGGAGGGAAGAGGCCGTGTGTGTCTCTCCCTAACGGGGCGCAGTCATCAAAGAAAGTCATCGCCAAGAACATCGAGATGCTGGAGACTTATGAAACGGTTATATTTTTCTTCGATGCTGATGCTCCCGGTCGCGCTGCTGCTGTCGAGTGCGCTGCGCTCCTTACGCCGGGGAAAGCCAAGATTGCTTTACCGCCCAATGGCTGCAAGGATATCGGAGAAGCTGTTGAGAAGGGGCTCTACGAAGAACTAACGAATGCCTGGTGGGAGGCTAAGACGTACAGACCTGACGGCATACTCACCACAGATGACCTGCGTGACCTACTGACGAACGAGGTTGAAGTACCATCGGTGTCTTGGCCTTACCCGAAGATCCAAGAGTTACTGAGAGGATGTCGCGAGGGCGAGATCACCGTAATCTCTAGCGGTACTGGGATGGGCAAGTCACAACTGTGCAGAGGGCTCGCGCAACACATGGTCTCCGAGGGGGCTAAGGTTGGCTACATCGGGCTTGAAGAGTCTGCTGTCCAAACGGCTCTAGGTCTCTTAGGGCAAGCCCTCGGTAAACCTCTACACCTAGACCGCTGCGGTTTGACTCCCGAGCAACTGGCTGACGAGATCGACACACACTTCAAGGATAAACTTGTAGTGTTGCGGCACGACCCGTCGAGCAAGATCGCCAGTTTGTTCTCACGCATCAAGTACATGAGAATCAGTGAGGGCTGTCGGTTCGTGATAATCGACCACTTGCATATGCTGATCTCTAACGCGCCCGAGGGTGGCGAGCGGCAGTTCATTGATGCGACGATGTCTCAACTCAGGTCACTTGTGGAATCCACGGGTATCGGCGTGGTCCTAGTGTCTCACCTGCGGAAGGCTCAAGGCCAAGCCCATGAAGAGTCGGGGACCATAAGCATTGCAGACTTGCGAGGGTCTGGGTCAATCGCCCACTACGCGAACTCCGTGGTTTTCCTAGAGGCTCCCGACAGAACGAACGAGCCTAACCTGCGGAGACTTCGGGTAGGCAAGAATCGCTTCTCTGGACAGATCGGGGAGGCTGACAGTATCCGTTACGACGAGGCTACGGGAAGACTAAACGCAGTCGAGTCGATGTTTGAATCCACACCGCTTGAGGAGGTTCCATTTTGATACCCCTCCTCGACTTGTTCTCTGGAATCGGAGGCTTCTCCCTAGGCCTGGAGAGGACAGGTGGTTTCAAGACCGTGGCGTTCTGCGAAATCAACGGCAAGTCTCAGCGTGTTCTCGGAAAGCACTGGCCCGATGTACCAATCTACAACGACATCAAGGAGCTTACACTTGAGAAACTACAGTCAGACGGTGTTCCCCTTCCCCGAGCTATATGCGGAGGGTTCCCATGCCAAGACATCAGCAACGCAAACAGGGAAGCTGAAGGAATCGTTGGGGAGAGATCCGGCCTCTGGTCAGAGATGTTTCGGCTCATCCGAGATGTACGGCCAACGTGGGCAGTTGTTGAAAATGTATCGGCCCTTCGCGCTAAAGGACTTGCCTTGGTCCTACAGAATCTCAGCGAGATCGGGTATGACACGGAATGGCATTGTATACCCGCTAGTGCCGTTGGTGCGCCTCACCAAAGGGACAGGGTCTGGGTCTTGGCCCACGCCAACCAGCAGAGACTGGAAGGACGGTTCCGCAAAGTCTTGCAGGAATGTTCCCGCGAACTCCCTGTTAGGACGGGAGGTCCACGCGAGGGAAGGCTATCAGACTTCTGGCTCTCTGAACCCAACGTGGGTCGAGTGGCTAATGGGGTTCCCCGCAGGGTGGACCGACTAAAACAACTAGGGAACTCTGTAGTCCCGCAAATCGTAGAAACAATAGGACGAGTAATCTTAGACACGGAGCAAGGAAAATGAGCCAGCTAGTATTTGATATAGAGACGGACGGGTTGGACCCTACCGTGATCCACTGCATTGTGACGATGGATCAGAACGGAGACATCAGGCGATACAACCACGCCGAGGAGGGTAACTTCTCTCTCGGGCTTGACGCGCTAGCAGACGCTGACGTACTCATAGGTCACAATATAATCGGCTACGACTTGTGGGCTATCCGTAAGCTCTACCCTGAGTGGATGACCTCTGCGGAGATCAAGGACACGCTCGTCTACTCCCGCCTAGGTTGGCCTAACTTGCGTGAGAAAGACCATCAGAAAAAGTGGGGCGACCTCGAAAAGAAATCAGGCTCACACTCCCTTGGTGCTTGGGGTGACCGCCTTGGATTCAAGAAGTGGTCCCACGTTGTGGAGGACAAGTCCATGTTCGAGAAGTGGAGCCGCGAGCTTGAAGACTATTGCCAGCGCGATGTCGAAGTCAACCACAGGTTCTGGCAGGAGTGCCTGAAGCTGGAACTAAGTCACGGCTCGGTCAGCCTAGAGCATCGGATCTTTACGCTGATGCATGACATGGAAAAGTATGGGTTCCTGTTTGACCGTAGGAAAGGTGAGCAACTGTACGCTCGCCTCTGCTCAAGTCGGGACACCATCCGTGAAGAGATGAAGTCGATCTTCCCTCCCAAGGTGACCGAGCGTATCTCGGAAAAGACAGGCCGTAAACTCAAGACGAGGATCGAGGAGTTCAACCCTGGATCTCGCAAGCAGATAGCTGAACGCTTCATGGAGCGGGGCTGGACACCAACCGAGTTCACACCGGACGGTCGCCCGAAGGTTTCGGAGACGGTCCTCGTAGGTCTAGAGAAGACTATCCCTGAAGCTGAGGTACTAAAGAACTACCTGCTAGTGACTAAGCGTATCGGGCAGCTTGCCGAAGGTAACCGTGGGTTGCTTGGGGAAGTTCAAGACGATGATCGCATTCACGGATCGGTGAACTCCAACGGTGCAGTGAGTGGGCGCATGACTCACCGCTCACCTAACCTCGCACAGATACCAGCAGAGCAAGTGTTCCGCGAGTTATTCACTGTGCCTGAGGGTTTCGACCTAGTGGGTTGCGATGCATCAGGGCTAGAGCTTCGCTGTCTGGCTCACTACATGTACACATGGGATAACGGCAAGTATGCTGACCAGATACTGTCTGGGGATATCCACACGATGAACATGGAGGCTGCTGGTCTCACTAGTCGCTCCCAAGCTAAGACGCTGATTTACGCTCTTATCTACGGGGCGGGTGACGCGAAGCTAGGCGAGATTGTGGACGGTGGGCTGAAGGAAGGACGCGCTCTCCGCAAGAGGTTCCTTGATCGAACCCCTGCCCTCAAGAAACTGACCGACATGGTCAAACAAAAAGCTAAGGTTCAGGGTCATTTGACGGGACTAGACGGACGCACTCTGTACTGCCGGAGTCCCCACTCAGCCCTGAACCTTCTTCTCCAATCCGCTGGCGCGGTTGCCATGAAGACGGCGACATGCATCTTTAGTAACCTACAGGGTAGGCACGGGTTTGTGAAGAACGAGGACTGGGCTATTGTCGCCCATGTCCATGACGAGTGGCAGACCGAATGCCGTTCATCGACAAGCGCACAAGTTGCGAGGAACGCCTGTGACTCTATCGAACAGGCTGGTAAGGCTTTTGACTTCCGTATCCCGCTAGCCGGAGAAGCTCGCATTGGTAAAAACTGGTGGCAAACCCATTAATCACGCTTATGCCGCTGGGTTTCTCGACGGTGAAGGATGCTTCAGGTTCTTGAGTGGACCTAGAGTCGAGGTTAGTTCTACTTACCGTGAGATATTATGCCTACTGGAAGACACTTATGGAGGAACCGTCATGAAGAAGGAGGAGGCTACAGCAAACACTCGCCCCAGTTGGTGCTGGGCCGTCAACGGAGCCACTTGCCGCGCTCTGGTATACAGTGTCCTACCGTGGCTTGTTGAAAAAGCCCCACAAGCCCACTTACTCCTGAAGGGCCACCGATACGCTTCGGGTTCGGCTATGAGACAGCAAGTCAAACGCGAACTCAAGGCCCTAAAACGCATCCACCACTCATGGTCACCGACCTCTCGGGAATCGCCAGCACAGCCCTCATCAATGAACTG